ACTATAAAAAGTCCGTAAACTTTTGAGTATTAATAACTTATTTAATAATCGTCTCGTTTTAACGGGACACTAGTGATTTATTATATGAAGATGTTACTATTTCATCAGAGTCTTCTCTAATAGGATATTCTTTAAATTCACCTTTACAACTAATAGGTTTATACTTACTCCATATATTTATATTTTCACTCTTACAAAGAGTAGCAAGGTCATTGCTACTCTCTCCAAGAGCTTGTTTAACATCATCAATGCTAACAGGAGCACTAATAATTCCACTATCACTATTGTAAGACATAATCTTTATTTTTTTTATATTCAACTTCAGTTCCTTATTCTGTTACAATTTCTTTAGTAACAACTCGCTCTACTGTTACATTGAACACTTTCGCAAGTCATAACATAAATCGTTCCATACGCTTAATCTTTAGAACTTAAAACACTAGGCAAGGCAGCTCTATAAGAGCCACCCTGCGTTAATACTCACGATACTTACTCTGCTGCCTCGCTTGCCATATTAGCGGCGATAGCGGAATTAACCTCCTTAATCAATGCTGATACCTCACTGAGCTTGCTCTGCGGAACACCGCTGATGTTGTAGGTCAGCTCGCTGCCGTTGGAGCTGGCGTTCGCATTGCCGAGATAATTACCATTTGGATCACCATAGATACTCATATTGATGCTCTCAATGTTGCCACCCGTCTTGTCAACATTGTAGGTGATTTCTACTCGATAGCCGCCCTTGGTATAAGTGGCAGTTGTCTGTTCACTCTTCTTGTTAATCTTTAAATTCTCCATTTTCTAATCTAATTTAATGAATTAATATTCTTGTTATCTAATCTCTTCTTGTTGCAGTCTTTCTTATCTCCACTCAATCGCTGAACCTCTGATTCGAGGAAGACCACCCGAGCCTTCAACCTGCTGACCTCATCGCCCACCTGCTCGATAGCACCAAATGCCGTTGCAATCAGCTTCGGAGACCAGTAGTTTATCTTGTAGTAGCCCTTCTCGTCCGTCTCCACGATGTCCTTTAAGTGAGGGTTGCACAAGACGTGTTGGGCAATCCAACCGATAGACCTTGTATTGTCCTTCTTCCAAGCAAAGCCATAAGTGCCACCCATCGCCTTGATGATACCCAAGTAGTCCAGCTTCCGCAAATCCTGCTTCAAGCGGATGTCAGAAGATTGATAAGCTGTAACTCCACCTTTAGCAAGACAATTACCACCGATAGTAGTATTACCACCGATAGTAGTAGTACCAGCAACATTAATGTTACTAAAATGAGCATTACCGCTTTGATATATATACCAATAATTAGAACCATTATGACTACATATATCTTGAACTTTCACCCAATTACTATTATTAGCATTACCTAAATATAAATCACCACCACTACCTCCAATTCTAGCTCCACTATCAGGAGTTATGGTTGTAATACCTGGAAATTTAAGTGTACCATTACTTCTTTTATTAGAATAATAATTAAATACAGTTCCATCGGCTATACCTAAATATATAGCATTAGCAACAGTATCATATTTAAGACCAGCCCAATCACTATACTCCCAGTCGACTGCTCCAAAACGAATAGCAGCACCAGTATTAAATACTACTTGGTCTTTTATAGCTGATATACGAGCATTAGCATTTACATTATTATTTAATATTATAGCTCCGTTTCCAGAATCACTATTGTTTATATATATAGTTCCATTAACATTACCAGTACCATCAAAACTTTGACCCCAAATAGTTCTTGCTGTTGCAAGTTTGGTTGCAGAAGCTACATTATCAGAAATTAACGCTAATGTACCATTATGCGATGGCAAATAAACTGAATTTCCATAATTACCAGTAGTTTGTAATCTAGTAGAAAAATCATGTTTACCGCTATTATCATTATGAAAGTCAATATATTTACCTACTTCCATTACTCCATCGTTTTCTATACTAGGTATATGTCCATAGGGTGCAACATTACTGCCATTAACTTGATAACCATCAACAGTATCAGCATTGCCAGCACTACTAGCATAATTAACACTAATATTTGAAATACTTTTGGTAGTTCCACCAACTGTTATACTAATTCCCTTATCAGAATTAGATAGAGCAGTAAGAAGTCCATTAGCATGATAACCGTCTAATTTATCAGCATTACCTCCATTTGCAGGAAGAGTAGTAGGTATTTGACTAGTTAAAGCTAAAGTACCTGTAGCTCTAGGAACAGTTATATCGTGTGCTATAGTTTCTGCACTAGAATTTGTATTATACCATCTAAAATGAATTTGCTCATTTGAAGCATCATCACCTACCGCTATTTCTAAAGTTCCACTATTAGCAGAAGTTTCTAAATGTCTAATCCATCCACTATCATTATTTGAATTACCATTATATGGGTCAGCAAATGCTATACCGTTAGAATAAAGAATTGTTCCACGGCATGAAGTATTATATGCTAATCCGCTAGGCATACCTGCTACAAGAGTAAGTCTATTATTATTACCTCCAGCAGTACCGACACCTTGAATCCAAATACGCTTGTTATTCATAACAAGTTGTTTATCAAGGTTTATGTTTGTATTATCAAACCATAGTTTAGCAACTTTAGTTTCGTCACTATTATATATTGCTATACCACTTACATTGACATTATTGGCAGATTTAATACAAAACGTACCACCAATATTGTGGTCTCCAATATAAGCGTCATCTCCTACTAAATACCAAGTATTATTAGCAAATTTAGGATAACGACTATCACTAAGTCTACTATCATTAATAGTAACATAATTTGCTAAACTTTGATGAGAAGTAAGATAAGTTCCTAAATCTACAGCAGTTCCACCAGTAGCTGCAATAGTTTTAGTAACACCGTTAATCTTAACACTATGTGTATGACTAGTTGCCGACTTACCACTAAGAAGTGAATCTACACTACTTTTGGTATAATAGTTAGCAAGACTTTGGTGAGAAGTTAAAAATGTAGCACCTTTAGTAAATGTAATACCCTTTCCGCTTTTAGATACAGACGTGATAGCATTACCGCTTCCACTTGTTGTTATTGCATTTACATAACCATCGAGCGATTGGTGTGCGGTAAGGTAATTTCCCTTTGGCTGATACAAGCTGGCAGCGTCAGTCCTAGTAAGGTAGCTCGCAAGGCTCTGATGCGAAGTCAAAAACGTTGTTCCCTTTGTCACGATGATAGTCGTTCCGCTCTTACTGATGGCTGTCACTGCGTTTCCACTACCGCTAACACTAACGTCCATAGCCGAGCCTCCTTCTAGGCTGGAGATACGAGAATCAAGAGCCTTGATGGAGTAGGCAGAGGCAATCTCACTCAGCGATTCTGATGTAAGCTTCAAGGCATTTGAATAACTCTTCACACTGCCGTTCAAGCCGCCACCACCGCCCGTGGTAGATGCTCCTGCTCCGTATGCCGTGATACCACCTGTGGCATAGAAGTTAGCCGCTTCCTTTCCGGCAGCGTCCTTGGATAGTCGAAGGGCATTGTTGGCACTATCATACGATAGATAGATTCCACCAATTTTCAAGCTGCCTTCGGTTGTCACGTTACCCGATACGTCAAGATGAGTGAAAGGCTTCTGTGGGTCGATAGATAATACGTTTGCCAGCTTTGTTGTGTCGGTCGTTCCGCTCTTCCATACAGGAGCAAAGAGTGCGAGCTGTACACCAACATTATTCTTGTTGATAATGAAAGATGTCGGGTCTGCGTGCAAAGTACCGTCTGCGTCCCACCAAAGGTTTCCATTTGCGAAATAGCCAGTTCCGTCAAAGCGTAGGAGGGACTTGGCAGCAATTTTCTTCTCTTCCTCTGTTGTCGTGGAGGCTTGCTTGTCGATAGCCTTTCCACCTAACCAAAGGGCGATGCCATTCTCCTTCGTGTCCGCTCCATTGATACCTGCGGTAACATTTCCCTTATCGTTACGTAAGGCTATCAATGTAGAGAGGATAAGACCACCCTTGACTACTGTGTCTCCATCAACAAGAGCAGCCTTGATGTATTCAAGACCTGCCATATTGGTGATGAGCTTAGTATTGAGACCATCAAACAGATTAGACGTGATATAGTTGTTCGCCACACCCAGCTTGTCGTAGAAAGCCTTATAAGCATTCGTGAAGTTGGTGTAATGCTGAGCCGCAGCCGCCTTGATGGCAGCCTTTTCATTGGAATCAGAATCGTTGTATCTTCTTACGATGTCAGAAAGAAAGGTAATGAGTTCATTTTTTGCGCTATCGAGTTTATCCTTAGCTGAAACCAAATCCGTTTTATAGGTCGTGTCTTTACCATCCTTATCCAACAAGAACTTAGAGCCAACAACATTATTATACGACTCAACGGCTGCATTATAATCGTCCTCCAGTCGCTTGCTATCCTGTGCGATAGCCGCAATCTCAGAACTTTCCAAGTAGCCATCAGAGGTAAAAACATCGAAAGCCTTCTTATTGTTAGATACGGTCGTTCCGAGGGTAATCAAATTAGTTTGCGTGTTCTTAATCTCTGCTTGCGCCTTCTCAGCAGCTTTCTTTGCTTCCTCTGCCTTCGTGTCATCGGTATACTTGCTAGCCAATTTCCAATCGGCAATATCAAACTCTTCACCTTCTGCCTTGGAGGTGGAACACTTCAAGATTTCATTCTTGTAGGTACTGCCGTCAGAAGGATAAGTGGCATTGACCCACATATCATTCACGTCGTATGGTGGAACTGGCTGAGAGCCGAAGATACGTCTCTTTGATTTTGCATCTTTGAGTGCTTGGCTTGAATCTTCGATTGCCTTGGTCAGTTCCGTGTCTGTGATGATAATCCACTTATAGGTAGAGCCATCCTTGGCAAAGCGGTATGCCTTGCCCGTCTTGTTGTCATAGTAGAGGTCTCCCAAGTGGGTTTTCTTATCCTTGTCGGTAGTCCACCCAATGGCAGGTGCGTTGGATAGGGTAGGAACACCGTCATAGAACCAAGTCTCAATAGCTCCGTCTATCTGGTTTTGAAGGTCGGTAATCGTCTCCGATTTCTTGATAATGGTCTCAACGGCATTCTTATCCAAGCTCTTCTCGGTGATGTACTTATCCAAGGTCTTTCCATCGTAGGTGGACTTAATATCCAAGTCTCCCTTGATGGTTACTTTCTTCTTGTCGCTATCATACTTGACGTAGGAATCACCCTCGTAATTATTGGCACTAGTAGGTCGGTCTCCGAAGTACATATCTCCGTAGACGTGGAAGAAAGCCTTGTTCGTGGAATGGTTCACGCCATAGTTCACATACTCCTTGTTATTAAATGTGTAGCCGTCAACTCCGTGATAGAGCGTTATGCAAGGGGAATAGGTGTCAACGGCAGAGAAAGCCAAGCAACTTTGCCTTGTGATGTCCGTTCTATTACCGCACTGATTCAGAATGTCATCAACCATAGGCTCATCGCTGGCTGCGTCCTTGTCGATGTCCGATAAATCCACATAATGATATTTCTTGCCATCTATCTCCACTGCCTCGGAAGACACACCGATGACTAGCCTCCAATAGTAATGGTTGCCTACGTTATGATACTTTCCTGCCGTAAGATTGAAGCTCTTGCTCCTTGCTTGGTCTCCAACCTTCCATTTATTCTCCACCTTTGAACCATCTTGCTCACCAAGGAAGTAGCATCTGTAAGCCTTCTGACTAACACCATCATAGGTAATATTCACCTCCTCAACCTTCAATATTCGGTTACTGCCTACTGGGGTAATGAACAATTCACCACCCAATGTGTCTGTATGCAATATTTCCAAGGTCTCGAAGATTGCTTTCATTCGGACTTGTAGATAATCTGTGGTTAGATGGGTGTTATCTAGTTCGTCAAGAGTCCAATCCCCGTTCGCCCCGACCTTCATTCCCTTCAAGAACTTCTGGAGCTTTTCCCAAGTGATTGTGCCCTTTACGGTGTCGTCCTTTGTCTTGTTTAATCTTTGTTCATCAACAGCTTTTGCTGAAAATACATTATAATCCGTAGGAGTTATGCTATCATAACTCTTAATGATGTAAATCGACCTTCCGCTTCCGCCATTACCATTAAGATAACTCTGTCCATTATAGACAAGTTCCTCTATCTTTGACTCCATTGCATTGAGGCGGGAATACGAAGGCTTTTCTCCAACATAATACTTCGCACCATCAAAAGGAATATCAAGGCTGAATTCATATCCAATAACTCTTGAAGACCTATAACTGTCATCATAACCTTTATTGTAAAGGTTAACCCTGTCTCCTACCCCATGCAAGTTGCCACGACCTTGATTGAATGAATAATTAGCCTCAGCGGTACATGTATATGTCGTAGGGTCTATTATTGACTTCTTCAAATTCTTAATAGAATCCGTCAGCAACTCATTGGAAGCAGCAGATACCAAAGTTTCGCCCAATTTGGTAGAATCCCAATTATAGAGAACAAAAGTATCTCCGTCCTTTGGATGCAAAGTTGTGTCCGGCAAAAAACGACCATAATCCTCATTAGCAACAATCTCAAATACCTGCGACTTAGGATTTATCTGTTCTTTTCCATCTTTCAATATCGGATTACCATCATCGTCCTTAAGTATTTCAGAAACTCCATCTGGATTAAACTCACATTCGAAGTCCATACCATTAAGAGAACCGCTTTGGAATACTATATGTAAGTTCTTGCCACTAAGAATATACGCCTTTCGGAAAGCCATATCACCTGTTTTTTCGCCATCATCATTGACAATAGTAAGCGAATTTACACGATAGAAAGTCCGTTTGATGTAATCACCCTCTTCGGGTGTACTTTCATCCTCTACATCTTTTTCGTATGATGTCACATTAGACGTTTTGATAAGATTTCTTGGATAAATATCATCATTTGTTGTTACTCCCTCTACGTACTGGTCTTCATGGAGTCCACCGACTTGTATATATCCGTTTTTCAGCTCAAAGCCATTCTCTGCTAACAATTGCTTGTTTTTGTCAGAGCATTCTGCTGAAGTAGGAAGCATAAGACGTTTTTCTACGACACCATCTTTTGTTATGTCCGCATCGGCATCATTCTTATATCCACTAGGCAAGTTCCTTGCAGCTCCAAAAGCATATACTCTGTTTGCATAAGTGGACTGGCTTTGTGAACTTGACATAGAAACGATGTTGTCGTTTAGTCTGAAATCAACAATCGCATTTGTATTCTCGCAAGTACCAAAATGTAGAATATTGCCTTCAAACCACCATTCACATTCAAACGTCTGAGCAATATTTGCAATAGCATCCAACACACTTGTGTTTGAGTAGGTTATAAGCTTTGCAGCATTTGCATCTACGCTCGCATCAATAACATAAGTATAGTCCGTTCCTTCGCCTTCAAATTTAGGGTCGTAAAGATAAGACTTGTCTAACTTCGCATAATAAGCTAGACTTTTCATAATCACCTCTACATGGGTACTTATTTTTGAAGTAAGAGAGAAAGTCGCTTCTTGTGAACCTGTATTCGGGCGATACTTCAATATTTTGTTCTTGAACTTACGATAATATGCATCAAATTGGATTTCATAGGAATATCCAATAGTATCATTATCTTTGGCCTTAGTTAAATCTATTAGCTCAAATCGTCCATATGGTGTATCTATAAAATCGCCAAGCAAGAAATATGTAGGCTTATAAAGCTTAAAGGAAAGCTTACAATAGTGAGACTGCATTAATTCATAGTGAACCAATGCATCCTGTGTTACGGGAACAGAACATCTTACATGTATGTTTCCGTCATTATCGTAATACTTTATATCAATATTCTTGTAAGTTTTCATAACTGTTCTATATCTTCAAATTCTTTCAACGTGAACATATCAATATCTGCATCAGTCAAGGCTCCCCTGTTCGTTGGATTATATTCTATGAACTTCAAACTCTTCTTGCCTATAACCCCTCCTTTTCCTCTTGAATAGGTAGGAGACTTCCTCGCACAAAACAAACGATAGACATCATCCTTTGATCGAGGAACTTGTATCGTAACAAAACCATTATCCATAAGTGCATCAAAGGCTTTTACCCTTTTGTTATAGTCGCTATGGTCTCTGCCGACAATAACAAACTCCAAGGTAATGCTTCTTTCTGCCTTTTTTGGACGGATAGGAACAACTCTAGTTCCATGCTCTGTCCTTACTTCATTGGTTATATAACTTTTATTGTCTGCGTCAGCTTCCAACGCATCCAAAAAGCCATATCCCATCCTGACCCGATAGGTAGTCCAAGCATCTTTTCCGTTTATGATAAGTTCATTCGTGTTCATACCGACAAAGTTAAAAACAAAATGAGGAATAATATTATATTATTATCACAATGCTTTCACTTAAAATTTAAGTGCAAAAATGGCGCAAATCCTAAAAGGAAATGCGCCCAAAAACAATAAGCATTTAAAATTATGAAGTTGTATTTTCGTTTCCCTTTACCTTTGCAGCTAACGCTACTTTATCTTCTGCATCCTTGCGTATCTTTTCAATTTCTTCAGCAGGAGCGTCAGTTAGAGCCAGCATTTGTACAGCAGTCTCTAAAGAAAGTACGCCTTGATTATATAGTTCCGCTATTACTTTCCACTTATCCTTTTTGTCATCCTCGAAAGGTTCGGCAAAATCGAATTCGACCTCCAACTTATCCAACTTGCTTCTCATCTCAGGATATAGTTCCTTCATTACGGCTATAATCACATGCGATAATCTACCGACAAGTTCTTCATAGATTTCCATTCGGTTCGCTCGCTTGATGTAACCCAATACCAACGCTCGTTTTATACCGACACTAGTAAGCGTACTCATAGCTTTCATTAGTTCCGGTGACATATCCGGTGTAAACGTATCAAACAATATAGACTGAGCCAAGTCTTCTTTCTCTGCCTTGCGGATTTCGGAATTCTGAGGTGGGTTGATATATTCAAACCTAGAGTTCTTGCTTGTAAGTTGTATGAGTTTACCTGGCTTGTTCCGCTTAGGGATTGATTGTATCACGTCAGCAGTAGCAGCGGCAATAGGGTCAGCAAAGTAGTTGTTAGTATCTCCTATCTTGGAATCAAGCATTTCTTCACGTTCCATTCTCGGTTCTGCTCCTTCCCATGCCTTTGGCTGACGAAAATAAATGCCATTAATTTTTCCTGTCGGATTAGGATACTTATACACTTTCCACCCAAAGCCACCACGTTCACAATGATAGTTAAAAACGGATGTCAATATATCCCAACATTCGATAGTCTTTGATTCTCGCTTTAAGGAATAGCCTACAGCAAAAGCAAGCATGTTTCCGTACTGGTCAAACAACTCTCTCATCTTATGTCCCTTTGAGCGAGCTGCAACATACACATCAACATGCATTTTTCCGTTTTTTTGCGAGAAATTAAAAACAAAACCGCTTTCGGTTTCTGCTCCGGCAAGTCGTTTACATTGACGTAGCTTGGTATTGAAGTATATATCCTTCAAGTATTTTTTATATAGTTCAAAGGCTTCATCGTCACCTTCAGTCTTCTTCCACATAACCGGATTGCCTAACAAGAAGAACAATTCTACCTCATTGATGTATCTTTGTCTTGTTCTTGCCAACTTCTCCGTCCTGTATGGCTTTTCTCCCTTTACCCATTTATCTTCACGGCTCATCACCTTATGGGTTTGTGGATTATATTCCGAAATGGCATTATCCACATCGAAATCATGTTGTTCCATCATATTTACGACAGAATCAACATCATTATCTTCCAAACGTTCGAAGATGCTTCTCTCCACACCCAATGCATTGAGCGTGAGGTTTCGAAAATATGTCTTTATCTGAATAATTGAATCTACAAACATCCTTATAACTTTTTGAAGCAAAGGTAATAATAAACAGGGTTTCTACATACTTTAATTTACGTATGCCTTTCACTTAGTTTTTAAGTGAATAAAAAAAGACTATTTACTAAAGAATCTATTTTTATTTAGTAAACAATCTTTTTTATTTACACATGACTTTTATCTAACCTTATAGCATACTTACACTAACAATCTAATAATTAAACACTTGTATTTTTATTACAAAAGTAATTATATTTGTCATTTAGTACACTCCTAAGTCTGATTTAGAAGCTTTTCTTGGCTTCATCACTTTACCGAGCAATACGGCAAGAATATAATACCTAGCAGCATCTATCAAATGGTTATCATGGTCTTCGGGAACATTGATATAATTGCCATCCTTGTCCTTTGCCCACACATATTTGCGGAACTCGCTCTGCAAATGGACTGATTGCCTAGTCGCAAAGATTTCGAATGTCTGCATCTTGTCAATACCAGCCAATATAGAACCAGCACCCTTTTGTGCTCCATATATAACTATTCCACCAAGAGCTACCTCATCTATAAGCCTAGGGTCAGCACTATCCGCATACACAAACAAGCCATCATCCGCATAAGGGCGCAAGAATTTTATAATATCACTGGACAACATTTCCGTTCTATAGCAAAGTTCCTCTATGTATAGGCGTTTGTCTACGATGCCACACTTCACAATAGCAGTATAGTCTTTCGAATATCCCCAGTCTACTCCGATGGCTACTTTCCTTGCGTTGCTAGGGAACTTGTCAACGATGCCTACATGCTTGAATATTGCACCCTCAGATACGTCAGACCATCTACCTATCATTATATGAGCATATTTCTCCGGTTCATTCTCCTTCATCTCTAATACCTCGTTAAGGAACTCAGGTGAAAGATGCTTTATATTATCAAGATAGGTCGTATGTATATGAAGTACTCTAGGGTCTGTACTGATCTGGACGGGAACGCCATCAAAATACACCTCTTTATGTGTCTTTTCGATGAAACGCTTATATACCCAATGATTTGAATCACAAGGGTTCATAATGATTATTACTCGGTTGTGCAAGCCTTTCTGACGGATTGAAAGCATGATGCGCTCAAAATCCTCCTCACTCGTCCATTCCTCAGCCTCATCAACGACAAACGTAGTCACACCATGGATTGACTTTAACTTCGCAGTCTGATTACCACTAGCCGTATGAATACCACGGAACATGATTTCAGCTCCTGTCATTTTGTTGACTATATCTGTCTTAGTATTCTTAAAGTAATCCTGTGTACCATCAATCTCTATCTTCTCTTTAACCTCTGGAATTACGGAAATAGCGGCACTTACCATCGTATAACGTGTATAAAGAATCTTATGCGCTATCTTTCTTTCTGCATTGTATTCAAAAGTAAGTCTTTCGATAAACTGAGAAGCAGAGAAACTTTTTCCTGACGCACGGCTTCCTGTTATAAGGTAAATGAAATGCGTCTTGTCATTATATAACGGATAATAAACGGAATGTGTTTTTGCCATTATTCACCCTCCCCTTGCTCTTCTGCTTCCTGCTCAATCTCTCTTTCTATCCACTTGTTGACGGATATACCTTTCTTAGGGTCAAAAGGAATGCCCTTTTCCTCTTCATCCTTCTTACCTCTCTGTATCTCTCTCCAAGTCATATCGTAATGGAATAACCAAGTAGAAAGAGCTTGTACGTTAGGTGGGGTCTCCTGCTCGGTTTCTCTAGTTTCCACTACTATATCATCTGTCATAACTCCATCTACAACCATATGTCTTTTGGTGGTTGTCTTGCCCTTTACCTTGACACCTCCAAGGGCGCATTTAAGGAATCTGCCACGCACGATTGCATTGATAAACTCTCTGCCACGCACGAGGGATTGAGTTATCCTTTCGCCTCTTTCCGCATTTTCGTCTTCATTCCAATTCTCGTATTTTCCGTTTTTCATTCGGTTGAAGACCTGTGGATTTAGGTCAACCCCAAACTTCAAACCAAGGGCGTAGGCAATTTCAGAATCCTTCTGACCTTGCTTTGCAAGCTGTTCTATCTCATCGTAGAAAGCATCGCCATTGTAATCAAATTTCGGTTTTGCCATTTTCTTGAATTTATTATTGTTTCGCTATATATTGGGCAGATGGGATTTATACCTTGCCTCTAATTTTGTTATACATATAGATAGGAACGGCTAGTAAGAACATCGGTATTGCCAATATCATAGTTATAGCCAAGTTCGCAATCTTCATTAATCTTTTTCCGTTTGCCTTCATAATCTTTCGATATTTATGAGTTGACCAATTGTCCTACCTTGTTTATCAAAGGAGTAAAGAGACACGACACCCACATATTGAATGCGTTCTTTCTCCTCTTGCCAAGAAACATAGAAACAATCATAAATGGAATGAGCATACCTATTGTTATTGCCGCTATTATGTACCCTAGTAATATTCTTATAATCTTTTTCATTGCTTATTCGTTTATATTCGTTTTGCTACTTTCATAAGCATTTCTCCCTTGATTACCTTGTCGGTTTCGATAAAGCCAAAGGTGCTCATAAAACGTTCCTTGTTCTCTATATTATCAAAGGAAAGCATGACGTAAGACTCGGCTTCTAAAGCTTTTTCCGCTGCCTTGGTATTTACCTCTTTCTTTACCTGTTGCATACGTTCTTTATTCGCTTGATATTGAGCCTCTTGCTGCTGATTGGCTATAATTTGATTTTGTTCTATCTGTCGTCTCTGCTCTTCTTGCTCATCCTTTGATACAGGTTCTTTTCTGCTTTCGCTTTCTTGGGCAAATGGGTCTAGTAAGGAATTGAGTTCTTTGCCTAACTCGTCTTCGCCTTCAGTCTTTACCATTGCATCATAGCCGAACAGGGACAGGTCTTCTTCCGTTAATCCGGCATCCATATAGTTTATGTCCGGCAGTAATTCACGGACTTTCATGTCATCCCATTCTCCATGAGCATTCTCGGAATTAAGCATGAAGTTCAGTTCAACTTCGGTCTTGTAATCCACATTTACAGCCTCAGCCAAAAGAGTATAATCCTTTTCGGGATAGCCCATAATCTCATCCACGATGGTTACTTTTTGGTTGCCGCCTACGATGGTCATTGTTGGCTTATTGACGGTTATACCGCCAACAACGCCAAATTTTCTTATGGAACGTTTCAATGTAGCTTTCTGCTGCGGTGAAATCTTCCTTGGATTATATGGTGCTATCTGCACTTCGGAGCGTCTGAACTCTTCTTGCTTGCCTGTGAAATAATCTCTTGGTTTCGTCATCTTATCAACTCATTGTTTCTTGCAAAGGTATGAATAATAATTGTTTAAGAGAAATGTTTACTTGCGTGTCTTTTCACTTTGTCTTTTAAGTGAAATAACATATCGAAGTAATATATTAATTGGCTTGCATTTTGGTTAATTTTGCACAAAAAAGATATGGGAGACGTTGGTAATAATGGGGCATATGCTAGGCTGAGAGCACAAGCTACCTCTATGCGGAGAAAAGCCGAGTCGGTTGGTAACAAGCTACAAGCTATAGCTGAAGGTATAGCTAAGAAGTATGGAGCAAGGGTCACTCCTATCAATTACAAGAGTGTTGACTCCATAGTACGCAAGGCTAAGGGCGAGGCTAATGGCATTAAAGACATAAAGGACTCGTACAGAACAACCATCATCGCAGATAAAGGCTCGATTCCAAAAATCATAAAAGACCTTCAAGGCAAATACAAAGGCTTTGAGTTCGTAAGACTCAAGGAACAGAAACTGGATACTGGCTATTCAGGAAACATCATCAATATCCGGAACAAGAAGACCGGACTTATTGGTGAGATACAGGTTAACACTGCCAAGATGATTTACGCCAAGGAAAATTACTCGATAGCCTACAAGCTATTGGGTGGGAAGACCATGCGAGAAATCTATAAAGAAACCAAGAAACCATCCGGTTGGGGACATGCATTATATGAGCAAAGTAGAACCGCCAAGAGTAACGGAGGTAAGAAGCAAAGGTCAGTATCTATGCAACAAGCTTACTATGCAACATTTCAATAATTAATATATTTAAATTTCAAGTAATAAACATTAATTTGTTTGCAAGTTTAATATATTTTTTATATCTTTGCATTGTAATAAGGAGATAAAGACTATGAACAATAAAGATAAGAACAAAATCAGCCACCTCCTTAAAAACGGAGAGTCGGTTTATGTTTACTATTGGGAGGATGACATCGTTGTCCGTTATCAATATGTAAATAAAGAACTTATGTGTTACCCTAAAGGTAAAGGACGTAAGCCAAAAGAGTTTAAGTTTAATGAGAACACCTATGCACAAGATGCTCTTGAACTAGGTGAGTTAATAACGAAAGAAGAATATGAAAGATTCTGAAATGATAGAGTTGTGCCTCCGCATTGCTTGTGAGGCGCACAAGGGACAGATTGATAAGGTTGGACTTCCGGTGATATTGCACCCCATCCATGTAGGAGAAATGGGTAATAGCACCGAAGAGATTTGTGTCGGATTTCTCCATGATACGATAGAAGATACGGATATGACATACGACAAGCTGTTATCACTAGGAGTAAGAAAAGACATTGCCGATAGTGTATGCATTCTAACCCACAAGGAAGGTGTTCCGTATTTCGACTACGTACAATCTATCATCGACTCAAAAGATATGGTTGCAATCCAAGTCAAAATCAATGACTTGCATCACAACCAATCGAGAGCCAAGAAGTACGGATTCCAAAAACAATTTGAAAAATGTACTACTGCGCTTGCGATGATGGGAAAGTTCTTTCCACATGAGGAGGGGTAATACTACCCCTCCTTTGAATATATGCCTTAACTAGTACGCTTGCGAGTATAATTCCAACCTAATTCCTTTGCGACTTCACGAAGAGCTTTATTAGTACTAACTACATCAGCTCTGTCCCAAGCAATTGACAACTGCTCTCTACTTATTCTTCCGTGAGTGTAATCGGAACTTGGTTTAGCGACATATGAATTAAAATACTTCATACGCCTATCCTTTATCTTTCTTGCAACATTCACGGCTTGACGTTGCGTACTTATTCCCCAACCATTCTTCGGTCTTTTCATAGAGTATGTATAAGAGCCTGTGATAGCTCTTATCTCTGATGCGTTATTTATGACCGTAGTAGCAATATCTGCACTACTAAAGCTTCTTCCTATCCTACCTGCAATATTGCTATCCAACCCTTCTCCTGGGTGGTTATGCGTCAATATCGCATCTTTGTAATTGTAACCACTTGGCAATTTCGTACTTGTAGAAGTACCTCTTGTGGAATGGCTTATCTCTTTTCCGTTTTGGTCGAAAGCATAAATACGTTCTGTCTTTAACTTTCTAATCTTAGCTTCAGTGTCGGACAAAGCCGCATCCAACCCACGGCTGTGTCCGGCATTGATTTGCCTATCCGCTCTTTCGCCTCGTTGAGGTCTGCCTCTATATCCTCTATCTGCCATATATAAGTCTCCTTTTTTATTTGCAAAGATACAAAATTTACAAGGGAGCACCTAAAAATCAAAGGCTTGCAACTTCACTTATTTATATTGTGCAATTATTCTTTTTAATTATTGTATTTAACTTCTACATCAATCATCGTTTGTTTCACAAAAGCTGCCTTGCAAGACAACAACTTGCCATTCTTAGAGAATTCTTTATCCCTGTATCTTATATCATACTTACCCATATGATAATCATAACAAGCATCAATACAACTCTCTACAAGATTCTTCTCTGCTTCGAAGTACGGCATATCCTTCTTGCTAACTTTCGCAAGCCAACCACCACCTTGTATAAGGTCGAATATTCTTGAATACCCTTCACGCAAACCTTTGCAATATGCTGCATAAAACTGCACTTTCTGAAGAGGAACTTTTGTACCTTGTTCCAACAACTTGACAGCCAACGCCCTAGCCTCATCATCTTGGCTCTGCTCTAGTATCTTCATTGCATGGTTTACAACTCTTCTTTCCTGTTCCGTCATGCTATTTCGAATTTAAGTTTTTCAGAAAGCCCAATCTGTCTTCTACTTGTGTAAAGGTATCATCCAACTCGTCATCACTCATAGAGGAATAGAAAGTATAGCTACATGGTCGCATAGTAAACCCATCAACCAAGAAGACAGAGAACCACATAATGCGCTTTACACTGCATTGTTTCAGATTAACTTCTAATGCTCCTTGTTCAACTTTAACGGCAATATTATTGTTTGATTTAATGTTTAATACCTTACCTAAAACATCGTTATATACTTCATTCATTGCTCTTCTCTTTAAATCCTACATATCTCTTCATTTCACTATAAGCTCTCTTCATAGCCTCAGCCGGAGAAAGATTATACTTTTTCTCAATATCGCTTGTTATATCCGCAAGATGCTTTCCAAACAACTCTTCAATATAAGAGTCATCTTTCATCCGCTGAATACCCCTTGCATATATCTTAGCCTTATCCATGCCCCATTCCAATCCCATTTCGTGAATAAAGTCATCCAATTGCATAAGGCTTTTCTTTCCGAAGTTTCGGAATTTTACCATTTCAAACTTGGAATATTGTACCAAATCTCCAATAGTATCTATGTCGGCTGCCTTTGTCACATTAAGGACACGTACTGGTAAATTACAATTTACCAAGCGGATAGAGAACACTGAAGGAGGAACATCATCAGAATGTTCTTCTTCTTTTTCACCCTCTTGCATTATCAACTGCATTTTTACATTCTTAATTTCTTCTTTCAAGGAATTGTTCTCCTGCTTCAAATCAGCAAGTTCTTCAATCGCATAGTTGAACTTCCGGATAGCCTTAATGACAATCTGGCGCACCCTCTCCCTTGAAAGTCCAAACTCATAGGCTATATTACTAATTCTGTCGCCATTAAAAAATGCTTGCATAATCTTCTTCTCTCGCATTCCACCTTGTGACGTTAACTCCAATAACGTACAAAGTGAACCGCCTATCTTGTCATAGCTGAAAGAAGAAACGTTCAAGGCATCATGCATTAACATTTGTATCTTTGCATTTACCTTGCGCTCACTCGACAACAGCTCTTTCCGCTCTCTATCAAGCAAGTCTTCTGAAACAGACAACATCTTGTATTTCTCGGAATACTTCTTAACATCATCTGCATTCACCCAAAAGCGTTTGCTGCTCTTATCATTGTAGCCTCCAAGCAACCCCTTGTTAACCCAGTTTGTAATCGTCTGGGGGTCAACACCTAAATAAGCAGCGGCATCATTTCTTGTCATTCTCTCCATACGAACCCCTTTCTTTTATTTTTTTGTTCTTGAAATATTCGCCATAGGCATTAACCAAATCTTTTTCAGTAATACCTCTACTCAAACAATCTTTAGCGAAATCTACCTGTACATTATCATTCCTTTGAACTTTAGTGTATCGTTCAGAATATTCTTTAATTAAGTCGGCAACTACCATATATGCTTTAATTTGGGAAGATTTAAGCATATCTACGCTAACAAAAGTCTTGCAGATATTAATACCTCGCTTATAGTCAATCTTTTGCAGATAAAGCCCCATACTCGTAGCTACAACCTTGCTTGTATCATTCTTATAAATAAGCACCGTATAAGCCACTTCTCTTTCAATATGGGCTAATACCCAATTAATTGGCATATTCTCTATTCCCAATGCTCGCTCTGCATATCTTCGTAAGAAATGGGGCGTATAACTGAACTGCTCTGCACTATTCTCTTCGTCCAACAAGGATGTAGCACATACGTAATCGTTCGTTTCCTTACAATAGATAAACATGTCAAAATAGAATTGTCTTATGTTCCCTCTATCTACAAACACACATACCTTGTATTCAGTAGCATCTTTCGTCTTGAAATCATAACACTGAGTAGTATATCGTCCCATTCCCTTACGAAGCTCACGAATGAGTTTCTTTGCTTTTTCGATAGCAAACTTTTCTAGCATAGGCTTATCCTTCTCGAATATCTCAAAGAGTTCACGCCCTGTCATAGAACCTATAATCATTCTTTGTCCTCCACTTTTTTGTTCAATTCATTGATAAAAAAACTTTTTAATCCATCGTATTGCTTTACCACCTGCTCCAAAGCCTTATTCTTTTCACGTAACTCATCACGCTCTAAGAGTAACTTTCTGTACTTCTCTAACTCACACCTAACTTCTTTCGAGTTAAGCCTCTGTAGCTGATTGTTGAGTTCATTAAGTCTGTAGCCTTGTTCACGTGTTTTCTTACGTAGACGGTACAACTCTTCTTGCATCTTGGAATAATTCTTCAAAACCCTAAGAGTTATTCGCTCTTCAGGTATATCCTTATTCATATCATTTTTTCTAGCCTTACTCATATTTAAAACTCCTTATCCTTTAAAAATAAAACACTCCCAACCAAATAACTACCTTTCCAGCCTAATTGTTTTGCGTGACTTGTTGCTAATGTATTTATTCGCTTGAACCTTAGCACTCCATCACCATCACATAACAAAATATTATCGCCATCAAGATGTATCAATTCAACATATCCATCAACCAAAGCCTGAGCTTCCTCTAATGAAATCTTAACTCCATTCTTTGGCTGCACCTCTTTGACGATGCAGCCTACCTCGTATAACATCATGCTCTATAAATTTAAATAAGACATCATATCTTGAACGGCATCCATATCGTGCTCAATGCTCTGCTCATATTTGCTTTTAAGACTTTTATAGCCCTCTAATATCGTAAAGCAATAATGTTTGCCATCAAAGTAAAAAGGCAACTCTTTGCAATTCTTTTTGTTTGCCGTGAAATTATAAGGACTCCCATGTTGAAAATCAAACTCGAAAGAATTGTTATCGTCCTTACATCGCTCTACTATCTTACTTCTCCATTCTGCAATATGCGCTTGCATCTTTTTTTTATCGTTAGATGTTTCTAACCATAACCTAGATAACGTAGTCCCCAATATTTCCAACTTGATAACATAAACGTTATTTGTAGCCACTGGTTTCAAAACCTTCAATGCTACATCCAAAGCGTTAGCCAAAGCTCCACTCTTGCAATTATTTGCCCTAAATTGGCTTATTACTTGATATGCTGTATTCTTATCCATAATCTCAAAGTTTTAAATTTCAACACCAAAACTTTCTGCAAATATCTGAAGCATTGTCAGCTCCAAAATAACTTTCTTTGCCTCGTCTTCACTCATACCATAGCATACTGCAAAACGCTGACGTAACGTAACACAATCCATATCGTGACGCTCATTTAAGAAAGCTATCATATTTCTTACTAATTCTTTACTATTCATTCTCTTAGACAGTTTTTGTGGTGTGTCTCACCTTTTATATTATTTGTACTTTTCAATTGTATCAAAGACATTATCTAAAGCCTCATCGCAATACGCTGTACTAGTTACACATGCACCTCTTGTAATCGCCTTGTAGCAGTCTCTAAGACCAAGCAAACCACCAATAAGCTTAGATGCATCATAGCAAGTAAACTTATTCAAGTCCAATGCATCAATAGCATTAATACCATTTTCTGTAATAACACCTTTAATATCATTGATGAACTTCTTCTGCTTTTCGGTAATCATCTTCATAACAATTGTGCTAGTTTTTAACGTGCTCGCTCTGCACTATCTTGCAAGAAACTTGTCTTGCGGCAAATCTTCAAGTATCTCTTAAAGACATTGCAAAGATACGAATTTGTTTTCTAATTTGCAAACGTTTTATGGTTTTTCTTTATTTATTTAACCTTCGTTTGTATTTAAGAATATGTTTATTACATACGTTAACAATAAAGGCAGACTTTCACAAGCCTGCCAATACATATAAAGAAGATAATACATTATTATATATAAATTAAAAAGAACATTATCTGTTATCATACCTATAAAGTATTACCCTACTTTGTGGAAATACCTTATATATTCGCTCTAAGTCTTCGGGTGCATTATCCCTTAGCCATGCGAAACAATCCAAGTCCAAAGACAAACCGCCTGACGCATTCCCTACCTCTGCATTCTCCGAGCGCAATGCTCTGGAGTACATTATCGGCTTAGGCAGATGCCGATGTTTCATATATTGCAAGATTTGCTTTTGAGTAAAATCAGCAAGAGGATAACAGTTTCCACCATGAATGTAATTTTCATCCTCATACGACTTCAACATAAGGCTTCGGTTCATCGAGTCTGCTTTCTTCATACCAAAGAATACGTATTCTATTCCGAAACGCTTTTTTAAGGCTTTTACTACCATAGAAAGATTAAGAACCTTTACTTTTGGATTCGGAACGCAATAAACTCCATAATGAAGATTGTATGTTGTATTCCAATGTGGTATCTGCTCGAACTCTATCTTCGGGTATCTAGCCTTCAGCCAGTTTATCCATCGTTGTATATGCTCTAAGTCTTTTACGAGATACATAAATACACATACTATCCGCTCAAACTTTTCATATAATAAGTCCAATGTAACAATGGAGTCCTTGCCAAGAGACATCATAACGATACAATCCTTACTCTGTTCCCTAGCCATATCAATTACCATATTGGCAACATCTATGGGATTCTTCCTCACTACAAGAGGCTTTATTCGCTTGCGTCCCATATTACAACAAACCTAAAATCTGGCTTCCGGAAATACGCATAGAGTTAGCGGCTTCCATGTGCAACATATCACAGAAAAGCCGTTTTTGCTCAATACTTTCGAAGTCAATGAAAATAAAGTTATCAATATCTTCCTTTCTTTTCTTTCCGACATCAGTACAATGCAGTTTTTGCTCCTTGACCTCTTCCTTTGTCATCTTTGGCTTAGCTGCGTGCTCGGCCACTATCTCTTCAGATGTTTTTTCGATGTTGGGTAATTCGGTCATTTGCGTTGAAGTAGTAACTGAAGCTATTGGTTCATTCAAGAAATCCTCACTAAAGTCATCCATGCCGGAATCCTTCAATGATGCTTCCAAATCATCTTGTAACATCTTGATTTGTTCAGTATCTTGTTCCGTGAAGCCAGCAGCCTTGAAATCTATTTCATCTATACTAAAGTTCTTGGCAACCAAGTTGTAATCTATCGGGTCTTGCGACTTCGCCATAAACAACAATTGCTCTTTCTCGGTCTTTTCGTCAAAATCAACGGCTTCTACCTTGATGTCATAATCTGTTTCGGGAGTACCATCATAACCTTGGATAAGGTCAACGCTCATCACTCGTTTATGCCCATCTATGAGATTTCCTGTTGTTTCATTCCATTGAATACCACCAATAAGACCAACTTTCTTAATATTGGCTTTTTGCTGTTTAATGTCCGCATCGGTATGTACCTTCGGGTTGCAAGGGTTCAAGTTTATTTGAGACCTCTTGATTATCTTTGTTTCACTTCCTTTTTTCATTTCAGTTCCTCCTTGTTTTTATCAGCTTTCAACATAACTATCCTTGCCATTGGGAATACCTTGTATATTTTCTCTAAATCTGCCGGATAAAACTCTTTGAGAAATTTCTGATACTCAATATCCTCAACATCAACTCCTGAACTTTGTTTATTCGTTCCATTTGCTTCTGGGTTCTTTAAACGATGGTCAAGAATATAATCCATTATTTCCTTGTTTTTATATGTAGATAAAGGATAGAATTTCTTCGTCTTCCAATTGATAGCTTCCTTTCCATCCGTATAACTTCTAAGCATAAGCCGTCTGTTCAAAGAATCGGATTGTTTAAATCCATAACAAGCCCACTCTACACCAAGTCTCTTCCTGAGTTTTTCGGTTATATCAGCTAATGTCCATTGTCTTTGCTTAGGGTCTTGTTTTATTCCCATATATCCGGTTTTTATATCATAAAATAAGGCATAATGAGGAACTTGAACAAACTCAATGTTCGGGTACTTGGCTTTAGCGTAATTATAGTAACGCATAATATGTTCCAAGTCTTTTACTATATACATGAATACTACCACAACTCTCTTGAACTTCTTGTAGCATAAGTCAAGCAATACGATAGAATCCTTTCCACTCAGAGAATGGAAAAGTAATATACTATCTGTCTCCTTGGAAACATCATCAATGATTTCTCTTGCTCTTTTTAGTTCTTGCATACATTATTCTCCTTAAAAACAAGGGGTGAATGAAAGTTAATTCATTCTACCCCTTTTGACTTTTAACCTCTTCTAAGTCTGCGGTTTACACGTTCTGTGACATTGTTAGCTGCGGTACGTGCTGCCAAAGTACGCATAGCACCACCATAAGTAGTTCCCTGTGCGCCTGTGTTTCGGTACTCAACATTTCTGCCACGTTCACGTCTTTCACCAGCCCTAAGACCAGTTGTACGATTTGTTACCGCTCTCCATTGAGAATAACGATAACCTTTTGATGCCTCTGACATAGTTGTAACGTTTTAAGTCCACGAATCATAAACTACTCCCCTTGGGGAATTATCTAGGCTCGGTGGACTTACGCCCACCTACTTTAGAGTCGTTTCTTTTACCTTATCAACAACAAAGAAGAAAAACAAAGGACGTTCTTTTTCCTTTTTAAGCTCCAATGCTTCGTACATTTCATCCAAATCATGGCTATCATACTTTTCGTGAAGAAAATCAATATCTTCTTTCATAACGATACAAGTATCATTTACCAATACATCACAATCGAGATACCACGAATTGTTATAATCATGGAAGTGGATTGTTTTTACTACTCGCAAAGGGTCAACAATACCATCCTCCTGCGCTTTGATAACATCCTCTTCTTCACCATGCTTCTTAAGGAACTCCAAAACATCCTTGTCGAACAAACGACCAATATAATGGTCTGTGTAGGCTCGATACTCAACTTTCTTCTTTCCTTCAAGAATTTCCTTGGCATTCTTTCTTGTCATAATCAAGTTAAGAACTTCAATAGCCTTGGCTGGCTTGAAATCGGGATACTTCTCTTTAAATGCGCTTATCTGCGCATCAAAATCTTCTTTGTTATTACTCATAATTAATTATTTCAAGGAACGCAATGCAAAGATAGCAATATTCTCTCATCCAAGCAAATGCGTTCTGGTTAT